AGGTGAAGGTGATCCAAGACGACGAGGTGAAGGTGATCCAAGAGGACGAGGTGAAGGTGATCGCAGACGACGAGGTGAAGGTGATCCAAGAGGACTTTCATAGTGACAGTGAAGATGTAGGAGAAATAGAGGTAGATGTAAAAGACCCCGTTTCAGGAGATCTTCGACTAAAATTGAAAAGCATGTTGTCGCAAGATACGAATGGTGTAGAGTTGAAGAGAAAGAACAAGAAGCGATTAGTAAGAGAGATGCTTAAGAATCGTTCGGTTCTATACGTACAATAAAATAATATATAGCATTAAATATACTATTTCAAAAATGGATACGAATGCCTTATTGATCTCGAGCATTGTTGCAACATGTGTGGTTCTCTACACACGCTTTAATAAAACAGACGACAAAACGGATGCATCTCCACCCTCATATGGCAAACTGGCTGTAATGTACATATTCACATTTGGAATTGTGTACATGTTGTACGTATTGTCTACGGATACGAACGATAACAATCAAATGCTAGATAATATTAAGACGGGAGAGCCTCCGTTCTGATGTGAGGGAATTTTATATCATAATATATAACTAAGATGCGCTTAGAGTTAAAAAAATTTGATATTACGTCGATCGATGACGATAAAGTGGTTGTAATGATAGGAAAACGAAATACTGGAAAATCTTTTTTAATTAAAGATTTGTTGTATTACAACAATCATTTTCAATTAGGTACTGTAATCTCTGGAACGGAGTCTGCGAACCACTTCTACGGAAGTATGATTCCCAAAATGTTTATACACGACGAATACAAGCCTAAGATCATAGACAACGTTGTCAAGCGTCAGAAACACGTGTTGAAGAAGATTTCCAAAGAGGAAAGCACCTACGGAAACAGCGGGGTGGATCCGAAGTCTTTTTTGATATTAGACGACTGTTTGTACGACTCCTCTTGGACAAAAGATATCAACGTTAGAGCGCTCTTCATGAATGGTCGTCATTTGAAGATGTTCTTCATCATATCCATGCAGTACCCTTTGGGTATTACACCGAATTTGAGAACCAACATCGACTATGTTTTCATACTGCGAGAGAACATTGTAGCGAACAGAAAACGAATATACGATAACTACGCAGGCATGTTTCCTACATTCGAAGTGTTTTGTCAGGTGATGGATCAGTGCACGGAGAACTACGAGTGCCTTGTGATCAACAATACGACCAAGAGCAACAAATTGGAGGACAACGTTTTCTGGTACAAAGCACCGACACACCCATCGTTTAAGATATGTAGCCAATCCTTTTGGGATATCTCCAATAATATCGAAGAGACAGATCCTGAGGAGGCTTACGACTCCAACAGCTTTGCTGCAAAGCGAAAGCACGTTATCAACGTGAAAAAAGTTCACAATAAGTGAGAACACACCTACACGATATCTTCCGGTCGTCCTGCAGACCTTGCGTCGAGCTTTGATTCGAACATATCGAATTTCATGTAACCTAACGAGTCTTCGTATTGATTTCGAGGAATAAACTTGTAGATGGTCTTCGTGTGCTTCTTAAGAAACTCTATACGATCTCTGTAGTACCCGTCAACGATAAGTATGATACCTACAAAGATCAAAATAAAAAGGATGCTGTTCATTGTTTACTTGTTTAATTTGTTTTTTTTTTCATTTATTGAGATTCGTCTCCTGCTGGTCCTCAGTGAGACGAGCTTTGTTTTTAATCCAAGGATCATCATCCACAAGTTCCTCTGCTAACGACTGTTGTGCACTCTGCTCCTCTTGCTCCTCTTGCTCCTCTTGCTCCTCTTGCTCCTCTTGCTTGTCCTTCTCCTCCTCTTCAATACGCTTTTGCATCATGGCTTTTCTTTCGTTGTAGAAAGAGGACGCGTTCTCCATGTTTTCGTTGTACTTCGACATAAGCGTGTTGAGTTCCGTCTCCGCGAACTCTTGGCTCTCGATGGAGTTCGGGTTAGGATTCCAAGGACACCAACATCCCACCTCCGCGATATAGATGTTGAACTTTTCGTTGTCGAGTTTACGCAGTTTTACGCATTGGTTTTGCGCCTCCTGAGAGCTTTCGAAGACTCCGCGGACCTTGATCCCTTGCGTGGATGTTTGGAAGTCGTTCTCCTGGTTGAAACGCTTTTCGAGTTCCTGCTCTTTCATATCGAGGAAGTATTGGTAGTCCAAGTCCATTGAGCCTCCGAAAAGCCCCTTGTGGTTGTCCATAAGGGAGTCGAAGAAAGCGTTTTTGTCCGGGTACTCCTCGCGCATGTTTTGAAGTAGCTGTTTCGCATCTTCTACGAAGGCCTTGGTGTACTCAGAAAAGAAGAACGCTTCTTTCCGCTTCAAAAGTTGGTCCGGATGAAGAAACGACAAGCATACGAAATTTTGTCCTCGAATCGGGGGATCGTTCTCGAGAAAGTCCTTCTCTGAAGTGGGAATCATTCAGTATCTATAGGATAGGTCACACCTTATATTTTTAAATGAATATATATGCTTACAAAAAAATCTCACAGTTAAATTAAAATATGGAGGCTCATTCGTTTGACTTGGTGGAGATTTTTGTACGCATTCTGAAATACCTTATGGAGGGCCTTGTGGTGTCTACTGCGGCTTTTATGTTCCCGAACAAGAAGATGGCGCTCGAGGATGTGGTGCTGATCGGCTTTGTGGCCGCTGCGACTTTCAGCCTGCTCGATCTCTACAGTCCCAGTCTGGGTGTCAGCGCTCGCTCCGGTGCCGGTCTGGGTATTGGTGCGAACCTGGTGGGCTTCCCCAGTATGCGCAGCATTCCGGACGTGTCCAAGTCCATGAACGGGGCCTAAATACTACGGATGAACTTCCAGCCTAAATCACCGCAAATATTTCGCCAGATTTGCTCTTGTTGATGCAACTTGTCCCTGCTCTTCAGTAAGGGAAAGTATTTGAGGTATTCGTCTTTTTCTAAGAGTTGAATGAATTTGTGAATCACATACGAGTAGGAGAGGAAGTTCTTTCGATTCAAAGGGGAGTGTTTCAGAAAGGGCACTTGGATATCCTTGAACATGTTTCTAAGTTTCTCCTCGAGTTCTTGTGTCAAGTTCGGATTCGGAATTCCCGTGATTCGATTCAATATATAGGGAATGTGTTCATAGTACTTATTTATTTTCAGCTTCTTTAAGATCTCTTTTATCTTACGACGATTCAGATCTTGCACGTTTGTGATTCGTTGTTTTTTCAACTCCAACATGATTTTGTCGAAGATGTCTTCCGGAATATCGGTGGTCTCCTTACCTTGAATTTGATTCAGCCACTCTTGGTAGTGGTTTATGCGTTTGTAGGAAAAATAACTAATCTCCTTAGGGGGGTCCTTGTAGGAAGGTTTCTCGTTGTCCGTCAACAAATTTTGTATGGAATAGCAAGTGTTGCAATAGCATATGCTGTCGTTGTACAGCATCGTTTTCTCGATGGAGTTGCAGTGTTCGCAACGGATGGCGAGACTGTTGTCTATGTTGTTGTTGATGTAGTCTTCGTCTGTGAACGAAAGGAACTCGTCGAGTAGGGCGGCGCGATTCATCTCTTGTTTAGGAAGATACGTAGGGGTGACTGGTTTCTCAGGAGCGGGTGGCTTTTTCTCGTCGAGTTTGAAATATTCGATGATACTCTTGTTTTGCGAACCGTTGTTTTCCAAGGTTTTGATGCTCATGTTTTTGTCGGTGTTGTTCTCGACAAGGTTGTAGTAGTTGTACAATATGTCGCTTGTGTTCACGAAGTAGGTCAACTCTTGGGAAAGATTGGTCATGTCCTCTATGCGCGCCCCAAGACGGATTCGCTCCTCGTTAAGAAGCACGATGTTCACGAAGTCTTCGTCGGTCTTCTCACGATTGCTCTTGCTCTCTATGCAAGCGATTTTATCCTCGACCTCTATAAGAGCTTTTTCGCAGTCTTTTAAGGAGAGTTGATTTTTTTCAAAGGTTTCTACGTTGTATTTGTGGCAGTAATCTAAGGTCTTGGTCGTTTTTTTGTAATTACAGGATCGTTTTTGAACCACACTGTTGACTTTCATCGAAAAAATCCTTAAGCGGGTTATATTAACAACTGCGTTAAATCAAAACTTTAAATATCTGCAAAAAAAATATTGCCTTATATTATAAAATTAATTTACAATGGGTGGAGGACTTATGCAGCTCGTGGCCTACGGTGCCCAGGACATCTACCTGACCGGTAACCCCCAGATCACCTTCTTCAAGGTGGTGTACCGTCGTCATACCAACTTCTCCATGGAGTCCATCCAGCAGACCTTCAACGGCGCGATCGACTTCGACCGCAAGGTGACTTGCACCATCTCTCGCAACGGCGATCTGATCCATCGTATCTACCTCCAGGTCGAGTTCGCGAAGGACAGCACCCTGAATGCCTGGGCGGGTCACAAGCTCGTCAAGTCCGTGGAGATCGAGATCGGTGGTCAGCGCATCGACAAGCACTACGGTGACTGGCTCCACATCTGGAACGAGCTCACCCAGACCGCCGGTCACTACAACGGTTACAAGCAGATGGTGTCCGGTACCGAGTTCGGTGACGACCTGTCCACCACCGTGGGCAGCCAGGACGCCCAGGTGCTGTACATCCCTCTGCAGTTCTGGTTCTGCCGCAACCCCGGTCTTGCTCTGCCCCTGATTGCCCTGCAGTACCACGAGGTGAAGATCAACATTGAGTTCGCCAGCAAGTCCGCGGTGCTAACCACTGGTACTCTGAACGACGCGTCCCTCTTCGTGGACTACATCTACCTCGACACCGACGAGCGCCGCCGTTTCGCCCAGGTCTCTCACGAGTACCTGATCGAGCAGCTCCAGTTCACCGGCGACGAGACCGCCAGCAACAAGATCAAGCTCAACTTCAACCACCCCGTGAAGGAGCTGATCTGGGTGGAGAAGGAGGACGACTCCGCCGTGGGCGACTACCAGACCACCTACGAGTCTGCCAAGCTCCAGCTGAACGGCCACGAGCGCTTCTCCGCGCGCAAGCCCAACTACTTCCAGCTTGTGCAGCCCTACCAGCACCACGAGCGCGTGCCCGTGGATGCGTGGACAGTTGGCACCCAGGACGATTACAAGGGTACCGGTATCAACGTGTACTCCTTCGCCCTGAAGCCCGAGGAGCACCAGCCGTCCGGCACCTGCAACATGTCCCGCATTGACAACGCCACCCTCAACCTGGTGGGCATCAAGCAGACCGAGAACAACGTGAAGGTGTTCGCCGTGAACTACAACGTGCTGCGCATCATGAGCGGCATGGGCGGGCTCGCCTATAGCAACTAAATTAATTAAAACACCGCCCTCCCTCTCCAAACATATTTTTCATGTAAACCGGAAGACGATATGTCTCATTAGCAGCTTGTCCTCCATTTTCGAAGCTCCTTTTTATGCGTTCGCATCTCTTCGATCCTTTTCATAAGGAAGTGATCGACTTTGCGAAGAAAAAAATTGAAATGATTTTGGAAATCCCACATCAATGAATATATCCTCGTAAACATGCAAAACGCAACAACTGAACAAGACACATTGATCCAGAACAAAATAGGTAGGCCTTGTACAATTACGAACGAAACACGACAATTGGACGATGAGACCTGCGAATTATACATTAATAACAACAGAGGAAGAGAAAACCGGAGCATTTTCGATGCGAAACATAGAACAGATGTCGAAAATAAACGTTGGGTGATTAAGTTATTTTAATTAAAATATCATCGAAAAGTGGTTTATGACTGACGAAAGTAACAT